ATTTCAGGTACTTCAGGTCGGCCTCGGCATAGGGCGTGTCGAGCGTATAGATTTCCGCCGCCGTGCCCCCATTCACGTAGGGCGAAAAGCCCGTCGAATCGATGGGATTGCCGTAGACATCGTAGAGCGCAAACGTCGTCGATGTAACATTGTGAGCGACATAGGTCTGCCCGTTGACCTGCGTCATGCCGCCCACGGATTCGATCTCGACCCAATCTCCATTATCGAAGGGCGACACCGCGCCGCTGGTCACGGCGAAGGTCGCTCCCAGCCCGATGCCTGTTGTCGAGGCCTGCGCCACGGGATTGGCCGGAAAAGCCGAGTAGGACCCAGCCGTCGAAAACGATACGGCGTGTGGCGCGAAGAGACCGTTGCTGAAAGTTGCCCCCGTGCCGGCTCCCGACGTCGCGCCTTGGATGAAAGCCCCGCTCGGGGAATTGACGGTGAAGACGCCCGGGGTCGTAAGCGAAAATGTGGCGACACCCAGTGCGACGTTCAACTCGGCCCCCACCAGACCGCCGCCCGTCACGAGATCGGAAGCTGAAGGATTGACCGTATAAGACCCGGCCACGCTGATGCTATCGACCGAGATGATCGTTCCGCCGCCGTCGATCGTCACCATCGCCTGAAACTTGGTGCCCGTCCCCGTCGTGCCCGTCACTACCGCTGGGCCCGGAGTACCCCCGGTCCCTGCAACGGAAATCGTTGCCCTAACCACCTTGGTCGTCGAGACCGTAACGGCGGCCTGCGTGGTTTGCGCGCCACCCTGGAGATCGATCGTGTCGGCAGGCACATAGCCGGACCCCGGGTCGTTCAGCACCAGAGACTTCAGCAGAGTGTCGTCGACGTTCAGAATCGCCGGACTGACAAACGTACCCCCCGCCAGCGTGACCTTGTTCCCCGGCGCATAGGTCACCGTCACCGCGCCATTGTTCGGCGTCGCAGAAATGCCGCCCGTCGTCGCCGCCACCGTAACCACCGCCGGACTGGCCCGCGTGATGCCGAGAATGTTCACCGCCGGGTTCAGAACGAACGCACCGTTGCTGACCACCCGCATGTAAAAGTTGCCGAACTCGAGCGCGAGACCCTGATTGATCGAGAACTGGAACGTGATCAACCGCGGCGGATAGGCGCGTCCGGTCTGCTTGCTGAAGCCCACGAACTTCGTGCCCGCGCGCGAGGAGAATCCACCGCGTACATTCACAAACCCATTTCTGAAGGTAGTTGCAGCAACGTGAACGCGGGCCAGATCATCTCTTCCATACATAGCGGGAGATATCTCGCCAATGCTGAAAGCCATCTGCGAAAATGGCGCGCTCACTTGAGTTCACCGACATCTTGGGTAGAATAAGCGAGACGGCAATCCGCTGTAACGGAAACGCCGCCTCTGGCCACCGCTTTACTCTTTGGGATCAAGCAATGGTTAAATCCAATGTAGCGCCGCCCGTTTGGCATATCTACAAGGTCACATGTTCCGCTTCGAATAAATCCTACATCGGTCTCACAAGATGTGGCGTGGAGCGCAGATGGCGTAATCACATCTGGCGCGTAAATTCCAAGCGCCCGATGGGTGAGAAATTCCACCTTCATCGCGCAATCGCCAAATACGGTGTCGAAACCTTTTCCGTGCAAACCCTGTCCGAGCATCCCACCCTTGTGGAGGCCAGCGCTGCCGAGAGAGCGGCGATTGCAAGCCATGGAACACTCAATCCGAATGGATACAATTTCACTGACGGAGGCATGGGTACGCCGGGGCTTCGATCCCCCCACAGCCAAGCAACCAAGGACAAGATCGGGGCGGCCCATCGGGGCAAGACGGCTTCGATGGAAACGCGCAAAAGAATGTCGGAAGCCAGAAAGGGATGGGTTCCTTCGGCATCTCTTAGGGAAGCGGTCTCGCGTGCCAGTCGAGGCAGAGCAATCCCTCAACACGTAAGAGATAAAATAGCGAAAGCCCATATTGGGAAGACTGTCCACCTGACAAGTTTGTCGAGGTTGCGTTTTGAACTTGCGCGCCACGATGCTGGAACGAGTAAGAGTTTCCGGCAGGAATCTCGAACTAGATGGTCTACTCGCCTGACCATGGACGGAAAAAGAAAACACTTGGGGATGTTCCCTACAAAGATTTTGGCGCAAGCCGCGTATAGGCGCGCTCTTGTCAGAAGAATACAACACTTTGAGAAACTGATTGCGGCCCATCAGTAAGCCGATGAATTCTCAAAATAGATACTGTCGAATCCGCCCAAAAGATACCCACCTCCGGGACCAAAGTTTCCCCCGAAGCCATAGCCCCCTGCTGTGTAACCTCCGCTAATTCGAGCCCTAACCCAGTCGACTTGCAAATCGCTTGAAGTCCACATTTCATTGGCGTTCGTGGCCCGAGCTTCTCTGATCTTGTCCTTGGCGATGGCGATGTTGTGGTCGCGCATGGCAACACCGAATTTCTTGTCGGCCGCAAGCGTCAGGGCGATCTCGCTCGCGAGAAACGCCACCATGGCCGAGCGGAACAACTCGTCCCACAGGTTGGGATAGGTCGCGTAGAACGTGTAGACGCAACGAGCGAACTGCTGGTTCGAACAGATCACCGTCTGGCCGATCGGGCTGACGCCTTGGATATTGTTGCTTGCGCCCTCCGGGATGTAGTTCGTGTCGTTGGTCACCAGAAAGCGAGTCGGCACAATGCGCTGCCCCACCCATCCCGGCTGCGGATTACCGGTCGTAAGCGGCGCCGTATCGTCCGGCGGCACGATATTGTCGGTCGGGATCGGCGGATTGATGCCCGCAAGATTGGCCGGGATATAGCGCACCTTCGCGCAATCGGCCGGAAGCGCATAGGAGTAGAGGAAATTCGACGGGACGATGGTGCCGACGTTGGGGGTCTGTCCGCTGGCATCGGCGATCAACTGGAGCGGAGATTCCTTGCGGCAAAAAGTCCAGTGGGCTCCCCGCAGCATGCTGCTGAGGCACGGCCGGTATTTGCGCAGCACCTTCTGGGCGGTTGTCGTTCCCTCGGTGAGCTGGCCGATAACAAAGTCGATACCCGCCGCCTCGAGCGCTTCATTGGCCACCGCTTCCGGCGTGTAGTAATCACTCATCCTCTACCCCTGCACTGCGGCCGCGATCGCCTGAGACACCGCTTCGTCCTGCGCCTCCATCTTCACGATCTCCATGTTGGCTAGGATCGGCGCCAACCGACGACCGATTGCAGAAGCCAAACTTTCTACGAAATCCGAATCCCACGCCGTTGGGTCAGTTACACGGCGCGTATAGACCAACACCGCGCTCTCGGTGTTGCACAGCACTACCATCTCGGAGGCACCATTGATCGTGTCGTTGGCAGTGTCGAATAGCGTCGGCGTCGGCAGCGGATCGAACAGGAACCCAGGTTGCGGCCGCACAGCGCGGATCTTCACGGCATCGGTCGGATAGGCGTACTGAAAGGCCCATGGCTGCTGCGGGTTGGTGGCAGGATCCCACGGCGTGTCGAAGTAGCCGCCCGGCGGGGCGAACTTCTGAAGCGTGCCGTTCACCATGCCAGATGCGAAATTCCAGTCCCCTTTCCTCAAAAGCTGGTCGCGCGTCTGGGCGTAGAGGTCGAGGGCCGCAGACGCCGCTTTCGATCCGTCAAGGAGCGAGCCGACACGGCGATCATATCCGATGCGACGAAGCGATAGATTGATGACGTCGGCGGGGGAACTCGTGGAAACTGGCATGTCTATCCGTCACGGGTCTGGGCGAGCGCGCCGGCTTGGGCGGAGCTGCTGAGTAGATTTTGCTCCGTCTCGGGGCGTCCCGCCAGCGCCATCGCGAACTCGCTCGCCAGACGGCGGACGACGGCCTCCTTGAATAACGGATCCCACACGCTCGGCACCGGGTTGTTGTTGAAGGTCCCCGTCGCAGCCGCGATATCGGTCCAGATCACCTTCTTCTGTGCCGCGTTCAAGCCGGCGCCGACAATCGTGTTGCCGACCACCCAGTTCGTCGGCAGGGGATTGTTGAGATCGGTATTGGCCGGATCGTTGATCTGCCAGATTTCCACGGCCAACGGCGGGTAGAGATATTCCAGTGCGAACCCCATGGCGAAGGGCCCGGTGTTACCGCTGGCCGTCAGAGTCTCCTGGGTGCGCGCGAAGTCGAATTCGAAGCTGCGCATCACCGCTGCGACGCAGGGCGTGTAGAGGTTCTGCGCCGCCACGCCGGCTGGAGAATTGTCGAACGTCGGAGCCTCGCCCGTCACCTGCGGAGAATTATTCCCCATTAAAGACAAGGCCTCCCGGACGATCGTGTTGCTGGTATCCGTTGCCGCCATCTACTGAACTCTAAAAGCTGAGATCGTGCTGTCCTTGGAATTGCCGCTCTGATTGAACACAATGGTGCCCGTCGTTGCCGAAGGTTCGCGGCAGCTTATTCTCAGATTTCCAGCCGGCGCGGCCAAATAACCAGAGAGACTGAGCGGGGTAGACCCCGAATTGCCGGATGTCAGAACGCTGGCCGAGGCAATGATGGTCGTGCCATCCCACAATTTGCAATTGAAGGTCGCCTGCACGGACGTATCGATCAGCGTGACCGTGCCCGAAGCAAACCATGTTCCGGTGCTGCCTTGGGCCACGGACGGCCCATCGAAATAGTTGGACGCATTGTTTGTGCTGACATTGGAACCGAGACTCGCAATGATCTGCGTGCCTGACGGAACATAAGCCGAAGCCGCCGTAAAAGCCGCAGTGCCCAGCGTGCCGCCGGTGCCGATGTTGAGCGTGCTCGAGTCGGTTCCGGTAAATCCCAACGTATTCGATACCGTCAGGGTCTTGCCGTTGGTCAGGGCAAAAGTGCCGGCCGTGCTGTTGATCGTCAGACCGTTGTAGGTCTTGTTCGTCAAAGCCTCGCTGCCGGCCAGAGTGGAAAGAGTGCCCGTCGTAGGCAGCGTCACATTGGTCACGCCAGTAGTTGTGAGCGTAAGGGCGTTCGCTCCTGCCGTCGTAAAGGCCGCCGCCGTGGTCAGCGCGCCCCCCAAAGAGACCGCCACCCCGTTGATCTTGGTGCAGGTGATGTTGGGCTGGCTGAGCGTGCAGTCGCCCGCCATCGTGAAGCCGCCCAACGCTCCGGAATTGTTGTATTGGATCTGGCCGTTGGTGCCGCCGATCGTAATCTGCACGCCACAGTCCTTCAGCAGCGTGCCAGACGTATTGTTCCAGCAGGCGACGTCGTTGACCGTGCTCGAGGAAGGCCCGACCACACCGGTCGTGCTAAAAGGAAACTCAAGCAGCGTGCCATTAACATTCATCTTGAACGGGATGCTGCTGGCCGAGCCGAACGCATTGAACGACAGCAGGCCGTAGCCGCCAGTGACGTCGGGGTCCAGGCAAAGCTGGTGGCCGCCCGTCGCGTTCGCCGGAGGCGCGTCGTACATGCAGAAGCGCGAGCCGAGATAGCCGCCGCCGGAACCGACATACGGCGCCGTGCCGCTGCCCCGCGCAACGATGGACATTTCCTTGATGCTCTGCGCACCACCCGCCGCCGTCGCCGACTGCTGGATGATCGGCTGCGAGCCGCCGCTCTGGGAATACATCGGGAGGATGCCCGATGTGTAACTGCCACCCTGCAGGACGGTCGCTTGAGGATAAGCAGCCGTTGCCCAGAAAATTCCGATGAGCGCCGCAATGATCCGCTTCATGTAGCCCTCGCGAATTCGCCGTGGTGAATATCAGCGGCCACGACATAGGCGAAGTGTGCAGCGGCTGGGCAGTTGAACAGGCCTAGATAATGGTTCTTCCCATCCTTAAATAATCTAGACCGCCACTGCTGCCGCTCAGGGCGCCAAGTTACGCCCTTCAGGCGGCTTCTGCTCCGCGAGTACCCACGTTTGTTGGCCTGATTCTGAGAGTGGGTGGCCTCGCGGAGATTGGACCAGCAATTGTTGGAGCGGTTTAGATCGCGATGATCGATCTCATGCGCAGGATATCGGCCGCGCATATACAAAAAGGCCAGTCTGTGTAGGCCGTAAGCCACACCGCTTATCACGATGCGTAAATAGCCGTCACTGGTAGGCGCTTGGTTTATGACTTCCCCGGACCGATGGCTAGTGGGGCCACGACCTCCGGAAGTCTTCCATATAAAAATCCCGGTTTCTGGATCGTAGGTCATCAGTTCACGGAGCCGTTCTGCGGTGATACGTTCCTTGCCAGCCATTGGCGAAATTCCAGTTCGTCTAGGGTTAGGGTCGGTGCACTGTTTCAAGCAGTGTATCGACCCGTGCTTTATATCATATTACCGGCACCCTCACGACCTGTCGTGGAGCGGGTTCTTCTTCATTGGCATCTCCACCTGAGAATTTTCTTCATCCTCAGATTCGACGCACAAATCCTCGATCTGGAGTTCGATGCGGCAGCACTTCTTGCCGCCCTCCATGTCGTTCTGGCTCACGGACGTGATCCGCGCCATCGCGTGAAGATGGATCATGCCGCCGACGACAGCCTCGCTTGCGTCGAGCTCCATCTTTTCCAGTTCCTTGTCGGTCAGCGAGATGTGCAGACCGTAGGGGAACCGGGGGCGCTCCGGCATGGCGATCGGCATGACGGCATCGAGTTGATCCTCGTCATCCATCTCCATGCTGACCATCGGGTTCATCTTGGCCATGCGCTATTCCTCCGCAGCGGGCTCGGCACCCGCGTCGCCAGCACCAGCCGCCGGCGCTGCGGGTGCGGCCTCATTCGGCATGTGCATGTCGAAGTGATCCGCGATCTCCTTGCCATGGCGAGCCGCCATCTGGCGAAGCATCTCGCGGTGGTTACCGTGCGCGTCGCGCAGTTCGCCTTCGTGGCGCTTCTTCATGTTCTTCATGCCGTCCATGAAGGCGTCCTTCGGAGACGCAGCGGCTTCGCCCTCGGCACCGTCGGCATCTTCACCCTCCGGCTCCTTGGGCTTCTCAGCAGCCTTCTTCTCGATGGCGGCCTTCTCGTCCGGCTTTTCCTCGGGCTTCTTGTCGTCGGCCTTCTTCTCGGTCTTCGAACGGGCGTTGTCGTGCAGGGGGTTCGCCATGATCAGCTCCTCGGATGTGTGTGCAGCGGCGACTTCTTCTTCGCCATGCCCTCAAACGTCTTCGCGAGTCGCGCCTCTTTGCCGAGGGCGCCAGGCGCATCCTTTTTCTCGGCGGCGAACTCCTTGACCGACTTGCCAGCAGCTTCGGCCTTCGCCGTGAACTTGCCCTTGTTCTCCGGCTTGACCGCCTCGCGAATCCAGTTTCGTTTCTTAGCCACAGGATGGTTCCTGCTTGTCAGGTCGCTCAGGTTGAGTGATGCCACGAAAAATCTCTCTGTGAATATACCAGATGGCGCGTTCCAAGTTTTTCTTTTCGTCCTTGAAGCAGCCAAGCCCCATATTGCACCGAACGCACAAGAGCCCACGCACCTCGCCGTTTACGTGGTCATGATCAACATGAAGTTTTTGATTTGAAACATGCGCGCGGCAAATCGCGCAGCAATTATCTTGGCTTTTCAGGATCATGTCGTATTCGGCGGGAGACAACCCATACTGGCGTGTAACTGCTTGCAGTTTTAACTGCCGTGGATTTTGGGCACGAAACTCGCGGGCCCTAGTATTGATGCGCTGCCGAGCACACGTTTCGCAGCGTCGGCGCTGAAATGTGGAAACCGAGACCCCGCAGTCATCGCATGTAGGAGATGCAAATCGTCCCGCGCGACGACGATCATACGTCACTCGACACTCATGACAGATGCTCTGGCGGCCGTCTTTGGCTTTGCTCTGGCGATTGAAGCTACTGATCGCCTTTTCCTCGTGACACGATCCGCACCGCTTCATTCCACCGCTGGAGAAAGGAACGATGTCACCCATCGGGATTCACCTGAAAATGCTTGTAGGTTCCTCGAATATGGCTTCGAAAGAAGCCGCCGGGCGATTCCGCCTTCAGAAATTCTTTGTGAATATCCGCCGACGCATCGGGATATCGATAGACCCCGCCACCCTTGAAACGCACGAAGAGGCCGCCGGACCCGTGGCCGACAGCCTCGATGTTCGAACTCTTCACAGGGGTCAGAGTCGGGATCTTCATTGCTTGGACCGGGGGTGAGTGTGAAGCGGGTTCTTCTTGCGCGGCGGTAGTTTGCCGCCCTTGTCAGCATTGGCAAACTCCTTGCCAACGGCTTGGGAGACGCCACCGGCGCCTCCCTTTTTCTTCGACGCCGCCCACATGAGGCGACGCTGGGATTCACTGACCGGTGGCACTAGCTGCCGATGCAGACCACGTTCCAGATTTCCCCGGACGTGCTCGCCGTGACCAGCGTGATCGCCGTGGTGCTGATGGTGTAGGCCGGCGTCGAAGTGCCCGGCGCCGTCTGGTTCACGGCCACGCACGTCGGCGCGACGGTGAACGCCTGGGCGAAGGTAAGAACACAGCCCGTCGCCGTCGACCCCTGCGTCACATGGAAGGCATTGTCGGTGCCCACGATGGTCGGCGTGCCGCCACCGCAGGACGAGATGGCCGGGGTGCCCGAATGTCCCGAGGCGCCCCCGAGGATCCACGCCCGCATCTGGGTGAGCGTGGCGTAGACGTTGCCCGTGGTCGGCTGGCCCTGCGGGATGACCTGGATGCGATCGGTGATCCCCATCGAAGACGGAGCCGGGATCGTGACCTGGGCGATGGCGATGCCGCCGAACAGCAAGGCGAGACCACCGATGATGCCGAGCAGATACTTCTTCATGACAGTTCCTTTCAGAGACGAGATCAGGTGGCCTTGATGCCGATGTTGGAGGTGGTCGCAACCGGGACCGCGCCGTTGACGTAGACCGGTCCGGCCACAGCGATGGCAGTCGCGCCAACCGAGATGCCGTTGCCGGACATGATCAGGTTGCCGCCCGCCGCCGCATCCCACAGGACGTCGGCGTTGAGGCCGGTTGCCGTGCTATCGACCGCGTTCGAGAAGATCGGGTCGAACATGTATTGGCTGCGATCGACCGAACCGGCCGCGGCCTTGACGTGGACATTCGTGGCCAGGGACGAGAACATCTGGAAGATCGGCCGGATGAACTTGTTGCGCTGCGTGCCGCCCAGGAACTCGAGGGTGGCGTTGGCATTGGTGGCGCGGGCGACAGTGTCGAGACCGAAGGTGCAGTCCGCGAACACGTTCTCGCCGTCTCCGCTGATCGTGAGGGATCGCATACCGGCCTGCGCCGCAGCCGTGGCGTTGCCGCCGCCGCCGAACAGGACGTTGCTGTAGAAGTTGCGGCCGCCCGCCTCGGCCCAGCAGATCTGGGTGCTGGCGTCGACGTAGCCGTAGAAGGTCCCGATGCCGATGAAGGCGCAGCCATTGGCCGTTACGTTGACCATCGGGGTGAAAACGGTCGCGCCCGACGAGGAGATGCGGGCCCGGCTGTTCTGCGACGGCGCATTGATGCCGACCAGCGAGACGCCGTTCTTGTTCCAGTTCACCGTCGCCGTCACATGGGCGGTGCCCTCGAGGTAGACCACGTCGCCCTGGTTGTCGGTGCAGGCTGCCAGCGCTGCGGTGAGGGTGGCGAACGGTTCCGACCGGCTTCCCGGATTGGCGTCGCTGCCCGTGGTCTCGTTCACGAAGTAGGCGTTGCCGAAGGCGAAGCCCAGAGCCGCGATGGCACCCGTGGTGGTCTGCGCCGAGCGCGGGCCGACAACACCGATCGACACGATCTCATCGCCGACAAGAGATCCGACGTTGATCGCGCCGGGGATTGCGGGAGTGCTCATTTCTTGTTCCTTCTTCTAGGCGAGTGCAGTCGAAAACCGAATGGGATTGTGATAGAAAGAGCGAGGCGATTGGAGCGTGTCGAGCGCGCCAGCCGCCTCTAACCGATCAGAGAAGGGAGTCTCCGAATGGCTATTGTAAGACTGCCGATTACGCAGACCGAACTCCATCGAATTCTTGACTACGATGCGGGCACGGGCATCTTCCGGTGGAAGGAAAATCCAGCGCAGCGCCCTCAGTGGAACGGAAGATATGCGGGGAAGATAGCCGGCCATGTAAATGGCTTTGGATATCGTGTCCTTTATATTTATGCGGCCTGCTTCTTTGAGCATCATCTTGCGTGGTTCTACATACACGGCGAATGGGCACCTGATCAGGTTGACCACAAAAATGGACGCCGCGATGACAACCGCATTGAAAATCTGAGACCAGCAACAATCGCGCAGAACAGATGCAATCGCCCTGTGTTCCATCGCAAAACGTCCCCATACCGAGGCGTTTACTTCCACAAGACCTCTGGACTGTGGCGAGCAGAAATACGATCCGCGGGACGGGCGCGCAGCTTGGGCTACTACAAGACTCCAGAGGAGGCTCGTGATGCTTTCCAAAAGGGTGCCGAGAAACTTCACGGTGAATTTGCTCGTTTCGACTAGATGGTGGGAACAGCAAGAGTGGTGGCGGCCTGACCAGTTTCGGACAGGCGATAGTTGAGACTCGTCCCGCTAATCGCCGTATATGCGAGACAATTCAATCTATATGCAATTTGACGCTCCGGCTCGCCAAAGCTGAGCGACACCGGCGTGCCCGTCGCCGATCCATCGCCGACCCACTGCGCCAGGGCGCCGCTGCCGCCGATGTTGCACGGCAGCCACACCGCGCCGCCATCGAAGCTGCGCTCGAGTTGAACCGTGGCATTGAACAGGATCGGCGCGCCGGTGAAGATCGCCGCGGCATCGACGCCCGCCACGATGGCGTCGTTGTCGATCGCGAACTCGAATGGACTGGTAATGTTCTCGACCGGCGCATCGGTCACCGCATTGCTGATCGTGACGGTGCCCTTCTGACCGTTCGGCAGATTGGTCGTCGGCGCAATTGCCGGAACATCGATCGACAGGACCGTCGTGCCCGCAGGGATGCCTCGGCCCGAAACTGCGGCGCCGGCGAGCCACTGGGTCGACGTGAGATCGGTGATCTTGGCGATGCCTGTCTTGGTCTTCGCCCAGTAGGTGTAGATCGGCAGGACGAGGGTGGCATTTGTGCCGCCCAGCGCGCTCATCGTGGTGCCCGCGGGCAGCAGCGGGCTGCTGATCGAGACGCCCGCAGCGAGCGCCCCGGCTGAGCCAACGGCACCTGTCAGGCTGCCATCGGTCAGCGTCAGGGACGTCACATAGGACGCCCACAGCCAGAGGTTAAGTGGGCCATAAAAAGCAAAGGGCTTGCTCGTGCGAACAGCCGCCAGCGTACCCTGAATGATCGCGTTTGCCTTGTCTTCCGGCCAGTACGGGGACCGGCCGGAAGCAGATACGCCCAAGGGTGCAGGAACACCCATGCTCAGATCGTCTCGACCACAGGCGCGGCGAGCGTGCCGAGAACCGGAACCACCTTGCGCTGGCGAGCCATCGGCTCTTCACGACGGATGCTGCCGGTCTGCGGCGGCTCGTCGGCGAACATGCCGCGCCGGCGGATCTTGTTGCCGGTGATCACCCACGATCCCGGCGCCGGCGAGCCGAGCTGGCCCATGCCGTTGCTGATCGACTTCAGGTAGGCCGCGTGGATCGCCTTGGCGCTCTCGCTGACCGGACGCATGCTCTGGTTCGGGATGCGCAGCCAGTTGATCTCGACGTCCTCCATGCGGTGGGTGACGGCGTTCTCTTGCTGCGGCTCGAACTTCACGCCGCCCAGGAAGCACTTGTTGAGCAGCACGTAGATCGGTGCCTCGGCGCCGTTCTCGTGGTCGACCGCCGCCTTGACGAGCAGGTCCATCAACTCCTGACGGCCCTCCTCGCGCGACGCCGCGATCTCCGGAGAGACCGTCTTGCGCTCGTTGCGCGGGTCCGAAATCTTGGCCAGATCGACGGCCATGTTCTGGATGAACCCGCGCATGTCAGCGCCCATGCCGCCACCCGTGCCGCCGGCCGACATCACCTTGGTCGCTGCGTCGACACTCGCGGCGTCGTAGTTGGGCGCCTTGCCACCGCGAAGAATGACGTGGCAGTCACCGTTGCCGGCCGTAGTCGCGATGGCACTGCGACCCTGCTTGGTGACCGCCAGGAAATGATGGGCCTGGGAGGCGGCCTGCACCGCATCCACCGCGATCTTCACGTTGCCGTCCGTGCCGTTCTTGAAGCCGACGGGGCAGGAGAGGCCCGACGCGAGCTCGCGATGCACCTGGCTCTCGGTGGTACGCGCG